GGACGGTCAAAATCTACGCCGCGACAAAGCCGACGGCGGCTATCACGGTGCAGAGCATTACTTGTATTAAGGCGGTGAGCTAAAAATGATTGGTAGAACAAACGCAGTCAACAAGCCCGGAGTCGAGCTCTCCCTCGTGGTATCCGTTACCAGCGGCGCGGCGGTCACAGCGACAAAGGGCTCGAAAGTGGTAAACGGAACGGCGGCGAGCGGCTCTTGTACGCTGGCCTTGCCGGAGGCCGGTACATGGAGCGTCAAGGCCACGCTCAACGGGCAAACGTCCGACACGAAAAGCGTCTCCGTCGTCGATAGCTACGCGGTGGCGCTGACGTTCTTTTCTGCGACGATTACCGTCAACGTGGACTCCGGCGCGTCCGTCGTGCTGAAAAAGGGCGGGACGACAATCGCCACAAAGACGAGCACCGGCTCGGCGGTTTTCACCGTCACGGAGACGGGGGAGTACACGGTCACGGCAACAAAGAACGGGCAGACGACGAGCGGCTCCGTCAATGTCGTTTCCGGCACGACCTCCTATGCGCTGACGCTCTCTTTCGTGAGTTCCACGCTCAACAATAACGAGTGGAGCGTTATCAAGTCCGTTTCCGACGCGGGACAGGGCGCGAACTATTGGAGCATCGGCGACCGCAAGGCGGTCACGCTTAACGGGACAATGAGCAAGCTCTCGCTATCGAACTTTACAACCTATGCTTTCATTATCGGGTTTAACCATAACGCAAGCGTCGAGGGCTCTAACCGTATTCATTTCCAAATCGGGAAAACGGCGCTTTCCGGCGGTACGGATGTTTGCCTCGTGAACGGGTATAGCGACGACTCCGATTTTTACATGAATACATCAAACACCAACTCCGGCGGGTGGAGCTCGTCCTATATGAGAACAAAGATTTTAGGGACGAGCCTCTCGAGCTATTCCGGGACGTTTATCGGCGTTCTACCGGCGGCGCTCCGTGCCGTCCTCAAGCCCGTTACCAAGTATACGAACAACACGGGAAACAGTACATCCGCGAGCGCGGTCACGGCGACAACGGATTATGCTTTCCTCCTCTCGGAATATGAGGTTTTCGGAAGCATTTCCTACGCGAACTCGAACGAGTCGAGCAAACAAGCGCAATACGCCTATTACTCCGCAGGAAATAGCAAAATCAAGTACAATCATAGCGCGACGAGTACCGCCGCCTCTTGGTGGCTCCGTTCCCCGCGTGCGAGCAACTCCTCGTCCTTCGTGTTTGTGTACGGCGGCGGCACGGTCAGCGGCAGCGGCGCGAGTTATTCGAGTGGTGTCGCGCCCGGCTTTTGCGTATAATTCGGAAATCGAGACTTGCGCCCTCAATGGGCGCATAGTCGGCGAGGAGGAAAGAAAATGTCCGTACCAAAATCAAGACGCGGCGAAAGCCCGGCGGAGTATATCAACCTCGCCCGCGAGATTTATGTATTCACATATAACCGCGTCCGCATCCTGCCGAAAAGCTACACTTTTTATTTTTCTTTGCCGCTCTACAACGCGGCGCGAGAGGCTTATCGCATGATAAAAACGGCAAACCTCATTTACGTTGACGAGAAAGCGCCGGAGGAGATACGCCGCCGGAACATCCAACGGCGGAAAGAGTATTACGAAACGGCACAGGGCTATTATAACTCGATGCTCGACGTGCTCGACCTCGCGTATATGACCGTCAACCATGAGAAGATACCGCCGAACGTCCTCAAAGAGTGGGTAAAGCTCATTACGGACGAGCTCTCGCAAATCTCTAAAATCAAACGGAGTGATAAGGCGCGAGCTTAATTCTCCGAGTGATTAGGTTATATTCCGCTTCGCCGTCAATTGGTGGCTCCGTTCCCCGAATGCGAGCAACTCCTCGAACTTCGTGAATGTGAACAACGACGGCACGGTCAACAACAACAACGCGAGTAATTCGAATGGTGTCGCGCCCGGATTTTATATCAACATGGGGCAGACCGAATAACTCCTCACGGAGCGAAAGCAGTCCCCATATAAAAGGGGAATATAACCTCTCTGACGGCCTCGCGCCGTCGGACAAACATATACCGCGATACGGTTAGCCGGACGCTCCTTGCATGGGCGCGGAGTGCGTGTTTTCCATGCTTTCATGGCTCGCCGTTACGCATTTTAGACAACACGCCGAGAAAGAAATGTACGAGGTATTTTTATTTTATGAACAGCGCAGAAAGACGCGAGGCGCGGTATCAGCGTCGCAAGGCCGCACGGATGGAAAAGAAAGCCGCCGCGCTCCGGGAGTACGGAGATTTCGAGACGGTTTTCTCATTCGAGCGGCTCTATGAGAGCTACCGCGCCTCCGTCCGTGGCGTTGGATGGAAAGCGAGCACACAGCGATATAAAGCCGCCTCGCTTGCCAACGTCACAAAGACACACGAGGAATTGATAGCCGGGAGATACCGCTCCAAGGGCTTTTACGAGTTCGATATTGTGGAGCGGGGAAAGCCGAGGCATATTCGGAGCGTCCATATCTCCGAGCGCGTCGTACAACGGTGCTTGTGTGACTATTGCCTCGTGCCGATGCTCTCCCGGTCATTCATTTACGACAACGGAGCGAGCTTGCGCGGCAAAGGGTACGATTTCGCCGTATCCCGGGTGACGCACTTTCTCGCGGAGCATTACAGAAAACACGGGCGGGAGGGCTACGTCCTCGTATTCGATTTTTCAAAGTATTTCGATACGGCACAGCATGAGCCCGTTTTTCGAGAGTTCGAGCGGAGCGGCATCGACGACCGCCTCGTCGCGCTCTCGAAATATTTTATTCAGAACTTCGGCGACGTGGGGCTCGGCCTCGGGAGCCAAGTTTCACAGATTGCCGCGCTCGCTTTGCCGAACAGGATAGACCACTATATCAAGGACGTGCTCGGCATGAAGTATTACGCTCGCTATATGGACGACGGGTGTATCATCAGCGAGTCAAAGGAAAAGCTCGAGATTTGCCTCCGGGAGCTCCGGCGGCTATGCGCCGAGCACGGTATCCGCCTCAATCCGAAAAAGACGCAGATTATCAAGCTCACGCGCGGCTTTACATTCGTCAAGGTACGCTTTCGATATGGCGCAAACGGGAAAGTCGTCAGCCGGGCAACGTACAAGGGTATCCGGCACATGAGGAAAAAGCTACGCATTTTCCGGCGTTGGGTGGACTCCGGCAGAATGACGGCGGCGGACGTGGAAACGTCCCTCGTGTCATGGCGGGGACACATGAAAAGATTTCACTCGTACCACATGGAGCAGAGCGTCGAGCGGCTCTATCGTGAATTATTCAAGGGAGGGTAAGTTATGGAATATGTCGTTTATCGGCGTTTTAAGGCCGAGGGCATCGACGGAGCCTTTAACATCCGATACGGGACGACCGTAACGGAGCGGGACGGCTTTCTCTTTGCCGCTGACGGGCGGAAGATTTGCGCCGCAACGTCTGAAAACGGATGGGAGCATTTCAGGCCAAACACGCCGGAGGGAGCGTATCGTCAAAAGATGCTCGACGGCCTCTATCGCTATTACGGCAAGCACGAGGGCGCGTCGGACTTCGACCCGGAGAAATGGGCGGGAGTGGAAAATCTGTACTGGAAAAACCTCCTCCGCACGATGAACACGCAGGAGCTCGAGGGGTTTTACAAAAAGCGGCTCGGAGAGCTGCCGAAAATGGAGGGATAACGTATGTATGCTATCAAAAGCGGCGGAAAGGTCGTCGGCTACTCCGATACCGTCGTCTATATCCGTCTACATGAAAACGGGTGCTATGTCCCGTGCGACGAGGCGGAGGCCGAGGGCTTTTGCATCAAGACGGCAATCGACCGCAAGGACGAGGAGACGGGCGCGACGACGACCTATCTCGAGGACTTCGTTTACGCTTTCGCCGACGGCGGGCTCCTCGGAATTGAGCCGGTCGGCTCCGTGGAGAATGTGAGCGGTACGCTCATGCTCGCCGAGAACGATAAAGTTCTCGATATTCTGTTAGGGGGTGTAGCGGAATGATTACCGTTGAAAAGGCGAAAAAGCTCCGGGCAATCATCGAGCGGGCGGTCGCCGCACTCGAACTCGACAACGAGGCCGCGCTTGAGTGCGTCGAGCTTTTCCCGGCATGGGAGAACGGAAAGGCGTACACCGTCGAGACGAGAGTACAGTACGGCGGAAAGCTCTATCGTTGTGTGCAAGCGCACACGTCACAAAGCGACTGGACTCCGCCGGTCGCCGCTTCTCTTTGGAGCGGCGTAACGGTAGACCCGGCAACCGGCTATGACGAATGGAAACAGCCGACCGGCGCTCACGACGCATACAAAAAGGGCGACCGCGTTCTCTTTAACGGCTCCGTGTATGAGAGCCTTATCGACGGAAACGCATACTCCCCGACGACCTATCCGGCGGGGTGGAAACTTATTGAATGAGCGGGGCGGTCTACACGGTCGAGCTCGACGGCAAAATCATAGCGCGGCGGGAGTCTCTCTTGTGGGTGAGGCTTGACGCTCCCGGCCTCTATGTCGTATGCCCGGAGGCAGAGGGCGAGGGCGTTAT